ACCAAACCAAGCACGAAGACCTTCTTCGTTCATTTCTTTTTCTTTACCATCAAGATAATCTGCAGCAGTATCCAAATAATCAGATGCTTTAGTTATCTTAGATTGCACCCATGCCTTAAAATTATCTTTCTTACGTGAGTGTTTTACAATCCTTTTAGATGCTTTACCTGCAGTCTTCAATTGATTACGAATCATCTCTGGTTCGTGATCACCATGCTTTTCTTCATTCATTGCTTTTTCTAAATCATCTGCTTGTTTAGCATGAGTTTTAGAACCACCTCTAAGTTTTTTAACCAATTTTTTAATAAATGGTTTATCATTTTTATCTAAGGTTTCTTTCATCAGAAAACCATCATCACGAAGAACTGATCCTTCGGGAATAGGTTTACACTTCTTATCAGTGTTGCAATAGTAGTATCCTTTTTTACAGGATTTCATCATTCAGTGCTTTTTGACTCATTATTATTTAGAATACCTTGTTTTAGTAGCTTTGATAACTCACTTGTAGAACCCACAAACAAAGCGTTATTCGTTACAGTATTTTGTGTTTTTGATTTTTCTTCATCTACTTCTTTTACTTTCTTTTGCAGATCCATTAATTTATCTGTTGTGTCTGCAACTGATTTTATCAACTGGCCTGCTACTTCATATGCTCTTGGACTCGCACTTTCACCTGCGACCTCCATAATACCATTTATTGCTTCTTGCCCCTTCTCTATAAGTGAATATAATTGTCCTCTTGTATATTTGTAATCTTTATCTACATCATCTTTTTTTAAAACTACATTAGGTAATTCATTTTTTACTTCAGGTTTAACGATAGAGGTTTCTACATTTAAAGATTTTCCAATTTCGTTAAAATTTGTGTTCATCATGAGTCTGTCCTTGTTGCAGGATTGTACTGTAACGAATCTGTAAAGATACTAGATGTTTCGTTGAATCCAAAGTCATCACCAATATCTATAAGATTATCATCTGCTGTAGTTAATTTATTTACTTTTGAATTTTCAAGATGCTCTGCTTTTATTGTGCTACTAAATCCACGTTTTACAACTAATGTGGTTGCATCAGGTTTTTCTTTTATTTGCATAATTTCACTATCAATCACAATTCGATCACCAACTGTAAATCCAGATGTATCGTTTATAGTAATTCTCACCTCATTTTTTGTAATATTAAATGTTAATACTGCTGTATTATCATTATCGTAGTCTTTTCTTGCTTGAGGAGTGGCGACATAACGAAGTTCTCTTCTGGCATTTTCACGATCCATATTAGTATGGTAATCCAACTGAACTTTCTTGATAAGTCCTTCTGGTGTATCTGCAACAGGGCCGAATAGATAAGTCTTAGCAGTAAAGTTAAGTGTATAAATTAAAGCTCTTCTTGATGCAAAGTCTCCCTCATAATCATCTTGAAATGATATATTATCTAAAACAACGCTTATATCTCTTTTTTCTCCAATCACACTGACCAAATCCACTGTAAGATTAAATGCTGGTTGAAAAAATGGAAGTATCTGTTCAATAATTTGAAGTGCATCATCATTTAGTTTAACTAAGATATTTAATTCAAAACCAATATTGTATGGAACTGGCATGAAAACTTTTCTTAAATTTGATCCATCAGATGCTTTGAATGTTTGTGTGATTGTAGATTTTCTTGTTGCATCATAGGCAATATTTGTCATCTCAAAAGACATACGTGGTAATGTGATTTGAGTTGCACGATTTAGATCAGGTTGTTGCTCAATTCTTGCTAAGAATTTCTGCATTGGGCCATATGCCAATGCAACTTTCATATCGCTGATAGATTTTCCAGTATTATCTTTATGACGGATATGAATATCATTGAACAATGTTCCAAACGATATCACCGTCTTTCTTAAAATTTCGTGATAAAAATAAGTGCCTAACATTAGTATGTACCAAATGGATTAGTTTCAGCAAAATCAATGATATCATCTGCCTCAGTTTCAAACTCATCATTACTGCTAAAGTCATCATATATATCACGATTATCATATTCACGTATATTATATGCAACAAATTCTGTGCTTCCGATTGATAAAGTTAACCCTTGTTTGAAGGAGGTATTAAGAGTTCTTTCACTAATTCGTAAAACTCCGCCTGTTCCAGATACTGAATGAACAGTTACACCTGCACCGATTACATGATCAATTGGCTCTATGACATCACCGATGTTGAATTTAGATGTATTTGCAGACCCAACATGTATGTTAGTTGTTCCAGCACTTACAAATACATTGGTTGTAGTAAATCCTGCAACAAATGTTGTCTTATGTATTTTTAATCCTGTATTTCCAATTCCAGTTTGTATCCGTAATTCTTCACCCGGTATAAATCCACTCACAGTTGATCCAATACCAACATTCGTAACTTTAAGAACCTTAGTATCTAAATCCCAAGATCTGACTCTAGCCTCTGTATTCGATGTCTGGCCAACAACTAAGTCATTATATTCAAAATTACCACGACCTGTAATTATATTTGGATCAGCTACAGTTACTGTTGGTACAACAGTGTATCCAATACCGGGATTTCCAGCACGAACAGTTTGTAATGTGGCATTTGATGAATCAATTACAGGTACAGGAACTGCAGTTGTTCCAGTTCCGGGACTTGCAACTGTGACTAAAGGTGGAACTGTATAACCACTACCACTTTCAGTAACAGTATATGATATGACACCTTTTTGTACTGTCTCTATTCCACAGGTTGCTATAGCCCCGCTTCCACCGCCACCTAGTATTCTTATACTAGGAGCAACACTATATGCAGCACCAGCATTTGTTAAAATCAATTCTTTGATTGAGAATACACCACCAACAGAAGTTGTGATAGCAACAGCAGAAGCATTAACACCAGCAGCATCTCTTGAAGTAGAGATGGAAACAGTTGGAGTTGATGTATACCCACTTCCATCATTTAGTAGAGTAAGAGTTCTTATATATCCTGTTCTAATTACAGCACTCGCTGATGCAGTCGCACCAGATCCTACAAGATTAAGTGTAGTGATAAATCCATCCTCTTCAATCTCTGTATCAATTTCGTCTACTCCAGTATCAATAATTTCATCCTCATATTCAAATAGTTCACATTGTAGTTGATAAACATAATTTTTACCTAATTGGTAAAAAGGTTGCTCATGTTCTACAAATTTTACCTCAAATAATCTTGTTCCTAATGGAAAAAATATTAAATCACCCTCTCTTGGACGAGTTGCTATTTCATAGGCATCAATATTTAAAAATGGTGATATGAAATCTTCAAATCTTTCTTTCGATATGGTGAGAGTAACTTCATCTTTCAAACTCACACCAAACTTAGTCATTATATCACCAGCACCAGAATATCCCTCGTATGTGTTGACATAGGCTTCAAGTAAGAAGTTATCATCAAATTTAGATGACTGTACTTCCTCAATAATTGTTGATCTATTTACAAATTTTCTGGGAATATAAGTTACTTCAACCCCATAAATTTGCAGTTGCTCATTTATGAGATTTTGTATAAGTCTCTGTTCACCGGGAGATCCTTGTAGAAAAAAGGGATTGAGTGCCATACATTCTACCCGATAAAGTCTAAAGGAGGTAACTCGTATTCGAGTTGCATCTTCTGTTTAATAGCTTCTAATTCTTTTTCTCCATCTTCATATATTTCTCTTCCATTTAATTCTAATCCACCGGGAAGTTTGACTCCTCTAAACTTAATTAAATTTTGTCCCCACTGTCTTTTCATTAAAGCTACAAGATACATCTTAACAAAGGGATCATTATAAACCTTTGTAAAATCATCAGGATCTAATGCTCTAAAACAATCAATAACAATAAAATCCTCAGTATTCATGGAATTAAAGTCCATGTCAATATATAAACGATTTTGTTTTTTATTAAACCTTACTTGTCTCTCTGGAGTTAGTAAAAAATCAATATCCTCTAAGTAACTCTTGACCATAGAATATTGTAATAATTCCACAGAATTGAAATAATATAAGTCGTTCAAAAATAGTTGATACTTAATACTAAACATACCACCTGAAATTGAACTAGTATCAAACTTAAAAATCTTTTCAATTCCAATTACACTATCAGGAACTTGTATAAAATTACTTGTTTCGACAAATTGTGAAGTTGTTGTACCATATCCAGCGATATTTGTTGAAGTTCCTGTAGTTACTGCTAAACCTACAGTATTTGTAGATCCAGTTTGATTATTTGCTTTTCCCCTGTCGATATCATTTTGAGTAAATCTATACTTCAAATACATTCTTTCGACACCATCAAAATGTCTTTCATTGAACAATTGGATAGCATCATCAACCAGATCATCAATCTGATCATCATCAATATTAATCTCCAGAACAGGAGCTCCTAGTTTCCTAAGTGCATAATCGATTAATCCTTGTCTGGTGGATGGTTTTGCCATTATTCTGCTTCTACCTCAGCTGCTAGATTTTCATACTTAGTTTGCCACTCAAGTGCTTGTGCTGCTAATTGAGTTTTCTCATCATTAAAGTCTGTCATTACAGTTGTCAATTTCGCTTCCAAAAGAATATTTTGGTTTGTTAATGTTGAAATTTTTTGATTATAGATTTTAATCAAAGTGTTTACATCAACGTCATTATTTTGTGTATTCATGGTTTTAAGGCTAGAACGTACCCCCGTCGATCGTAGTTGTCCACATGGGTTTGCTAGTGTATGTAGTTGAGACATTGGTAGGTGTTTTACCAGTGCCGGTTCCATTTAATATCAAATCAGCAGAAGTATTAAATGTTCCTGTTACACCAATTAATGTAACTGTGGTTGAGTTTGATGTTGATTTAACAACACCCTGCTGTGATCCACCACCTGCTTGTGTGACTAAATCACCAGCAGTTACTGACTGAGCACTACCTAATGTAATCGCAATCTCTGTAACCGCTGTGAGCAGTTGAGTGGAGGTGAATGTTGCAGCACTTGGTGCAGTTGTTGAGTTCTGTAAACCTGTGCTATCAAAGTATGCAACACCGTGTGTTGAGAAATCACCTGACTGATAGTAGATACCTTTAATATCAAGATAACCCTTTGTTCCTGAAATTACTTCAGCAGTGTTCGTTGCCTCTGGTACATATGTCCATACTCTAGAACCGTTTGCACCAACCTGACTATCATCCATTCCGAAGAAACCAAGTTTGTTATTGGCTGTTCCAGAACTTGTATTGTAATTGAACGAAATACCACGGTCAGTATTTGTATCTTTTGCATGAGTAATTGTTAACTGTGATGCTGTGCTTATTCCCGCAGTTGTATTATTACTGATGGTAATAGTTTTAGTTCCAGTGTTGATTGAAGCAATTGTTGTATTACCGGGAATCCCTGTTGCTGTAACAATATCATCAGGTTGTAATCCTATAACTGAATCTATGACAATTGTATTTGCACCACTTGCTACAGTTGTCATCACGGTTCTGATGCTTGTTACATCACCAACACGCATGATTGGATCATTAACAGTAGCAGTTGTTGAGTTAACTGTAGTTGTTGTTCCATCAACCTGCAAGTCACCTTTGATGATAACTGTTCCCTCGTTACTTCCACCAGTGGGAAATGGGTCAATGAATAATTGATCTCCACTACCTGGCCTTGTAGCAATAATGTTTGATGAAATACCAACACTATCAATCTCAATACCACCTGTGTTGGCCATCTTACCAACATGAGTGATTACACCAACAACAGAAAGGTTAGACCCATCAAATGTTAAGTTTGCATCATCTTCAAGTTCACCGTCTGCACCAACAATAACTATACGATTATTTGTTAAATCAGAAATCTTTGCTGATGCAACTGTAGCAACTCCTGATACGACTAAGTTATCTGTATCAGTTGTTCCAGTTACTTCAACACCGTCTACACGAGTTGCGATTTTAGCTGCATTATTGAAGAATAGACTTACAGCACCATCCCCGATAGCAGTGATTGCATTTTCACTACCCGTACTACCTGCAACTCTGACGGTAAAATCATCGTTTGAAGTGATATTAATATCATCACCAGATCCTGTAGTAGTGATATTAAGATCACCTGTATTATTGTCAATGACACTATCTGTCCCATTATGAACTAGTGTAAAATCGTTATCATCACCCAAGCGGATTTCTTTACTATCTGGAAGTTTAAGATGATCATTAAAGGTTACAATACCTATGACATTAATATTTCCACCGACATTTAAGTTTTTCTCAATTCCAACACCACCCTCAACAATCAAAGCACCTGTGTCTTTACTGTTTGATTGTGTTGTAATGTTGATTCTGACATCGGCACCTGTAATGTTTAGTTGATCTGTGCCATTCTCATCATATTCAATCTTTGAATCTTTACCAGTACCAAAAGTTAAGAAGGTATCATCAGGTATGACGATCTCTCCTGATCCGTTTGGATCGATGTTTATATCTCCATTCGTATTCGTGGAAGAAAATGTATTTCCATCTAAAGTTAAATTATCTACATTCCATTGATCTACTTTTCTACTTTGATCCAATATTGCAACAAATCCGTTTGAAGCAGTCGTTGGGTTTGTCACTGAAGCAACTGTTCCCGGTGCATGAACCATCAAGTCGGTAAAATAACGACCACCGACAACATCTACGTTACCTGCGTTATCACCAACAAAGAGTCTTTCTCCTTTATTTG